AATTGTTCTTGAAGTAATTCATTTGCTTTTAGATCTGAGAAATGATTATCATATAAGAAATCAAATTGAATATGATCGCTTAATTCTTCCCAATCATCAACAGTGATAATATTCTTAAGAATTAATTGAGTCTTAAGCATATCCATAAAGACTTGTGAGAATCTCTTACGTAATCTACCTACAAACTTAGTAAATTTAAGTTCGTCTCTAAGTATCTCTGATGAACGACCTAAGTTAAATCCACCTTGACTGTCTAGTCTACTTGATGGGACATTTAATGACTTATATAATTTTGATTGGAAGTATTCAATATCAGAAAGTTCTCCAAGGTTCTGACCACCAGGTAATGTAGTAATCTCAGTTCCTCTTCCACCTTCTCTTCTTGGTAACCAGAAATCTTCAAGCATTGCCATATACTTACGGTCATCACGAATCTCACCAGTATCAGCGTTGTATACTAGTTTATTACGATAACGATTCATTACGTCACGAAGATACTGCTCTGCCTTTATCTTAGGAAGATTACCAACATCAATATAGAATATTCTACGTTCTGGTGCTCTTGATAATCTGTAAATTACAAGACTATCTTCAATCATTCTCAACTGATTAAGTGCTTTGATTGCTTTGTGTAAGTATGATAATACTGTTTGCTTATTTCTATCTACAAGACCAGAAGTAACATATGTAATTGCATCTTTTGCAATTTTAATTGTTTTATTATTACCTTTAACTGGCATATAACCTGCTGATTTTGATGCAGCACCAGGATCAAACAAGTAATACTCCTCTATCTTTGGAGTTTCGTATGCTTTTAAATCAGTCTCTTTATCTGTAAATATTGGTGATTGATAATTAGGACCAAGTTGTTCCTGTTTTCTAATCAATCTAATCTTTAACGGGTCGATATATCTTACTTCTTGAATTCCTTCTTCTGGTTTCTTTAAGTCAATTACTTTATGGTAATATACTCTTCCATCAATATACCAAGTTCTAAAAATCTCATGACACTTTCTGTCAAATCCTAAAAGTTTTTTAATATGTTTAAATTCTGTTCTAATTATTTCTTTTAATTTATCTGATGCATCTAAATTAGATAACTCAACCTCTACAGGAGAATCATCTAAATCCGATACAATCGCTTCATTCACGACATCTTCAATCGCACTATCACACTCTGGATGTAAACACATTTCTCTGTATCTACGAACCAGGTCTTGTTCGTTTTTGTATACACCTTCAATATCTACGTATTGACCGTAGAAACCACTGGAAATATAAAAATCCGATTTGTCTTCTTCGTTAGACGGAATTGGAGAGACGACAGACTTTGACTTGTCGTCTTTAGAAACCGCTGGTAACTTAAATCCAAATAACTTACTGTTAGAAGTTGCCATTAATATAAAGTTTTGAAAATATTATCTCTACTATTTATACACCTGTACCAACCTGAGTTTGAGCAAGAGGATCCATTGTATCGTACCACTGATACTGCATCTCTACTGTAAACTCTTCAATTGCGTCATTACTTGAATAATCCAAAGCAATTTCACTTACTGTTGTTGGGTATGCACCAATAAATTGATACATCTTAAGAACTGGAACATTTGAACCACTAACAGGAACAGGTCCTGATAATGAAGATCTTCCTAACTGACGAACAATCATTGGTTGTTGATAGTCCGCAGGATTAACTATACCAGCATTATCTTCATGCTTGTTAATTAAGTTACTCCATCTTTCAAATGCAGTTCTGATATTGAAGTCAATATCATTAATAACAGTGATAGTCCAAGGAGCATATGTCCTAGTACCAGCAATTTTTAACTGCCTTCCTCTAAATGGAACTTCGATGTTAGTAAGTGTTGATGCAGGTAGTTGTGCTGCTTTTACTAAAAATCTTACCTTATCTGAAAGGTCATCCTTACTAGTTGTGGTTGGAACTGCATCATCTGGGAAATACATCTCGCACTCAAATAAATTAGGACGAGCACCACCACCAACCATTCTACCCTTGAATGCGTCAAGGGTACGATCTTTAGTTGCAGGAATGTTTAGGTTTGCCATTAACTTTTTCCTCTATTTAAAATTAAACGTTTCCAACGACTTCTTCAAAACTTACTCCTGTGCGTGTAGCAACAAATGTAAGTCCGATAAAGTTGATTGATCTGACTGGTTTGATAAAGATATCTGCTCTAAATTGATTAGAGTCGATAATATCAGGTGTGTTGTTTGATTCATCGCAAACAACTACGAAATCTGTGATACCTCTCTTCGCTTTTATATCACGAAGGAAAGGTTCAACAATGTTCAAGAAATTGGATCTTGTAATTACATCATTAAATTCAAAGAGTTGTGCTCTCGCTGCTCTTTCAATTGTAGATTCAACTGTCAAGAATAAACGACGAACATTTATTCTATCAAATGCTGATGCTACTCCAAGACCAGTTTTGTCACCAAATAAGATGATACCTGAACCTGGTTGGAATACAACTGGGTTGATTCTCTTAGGATAGAGTAAGTCTCTTTGTGCTTGTGATGGGTTGAATGCGAGTTTAACCGCACCGTTGATTGCTCCTCTTGATGCACCAGCAGGTGAGAACCAAGAGAATTGGTTGATAGATGTTCTTGCCATCAATCCAGCCATATCACCATTTAATGGGATATATCTGAACTCATTGTTAAATCTATCAAACATATACTTATAACCACTATCAAATACTGCATAAGATGAAGAAGGTAGTGGATCAAAGAAGTCAATTATATTTTCTGTTTGTGTATCTGAACTACTTACGTTCACAACACCTGTTCTCCAAGGAGATATACAAGCAATACAATCTTTTCTTGTATTTGCAAGATCTATAAGTTTTCTTGCTTTTGCTTGTGCTTCTGCATTTGAAGTTCCAGATGATGGTCCCTGAATCAAGAAGTTGATTGAATATTCTGCCTGATTAGCAAAGGTGTCGTATGCACTAATCACATCTCCGAGTGTTGCACCATATCCACCAGAACCAGAGTAGTTCTCACCACCTGCTAATGTGTATGTGCTAACTCCGATACCAGCAAAGATAACTCCCTGTGCATTAGAACCAACGTTACCTGTTCCAGATAATGTCCAGTTTGTACTACCTGCTGTTGCAGTTAGTCCTGTTGCTGTTCCTGAATCAAATGCACCAGCATAAACGTTACTGGAAACTTTTGAAAGATAATCTTTGTAGTAAACTGCTTCTGATGGAGAAATCTTACCGTCTTTTGCTTTTGAAAGTGATAAGTGTTTCTCAACAACGTTACCAGCAACTCCAGTAACACTTCCTGTGTCATCAACAACTACGACATGAACTTCATCGTTACTACCTGATCTTCCTTGTGTAAACTCAGATGTTGCAGGTCTTTCTGCTATTGATTTCCAATATACAGTTGAGTTTGTAAGTCCTAATGTTTGCTGATCATACCAATCAGTAGGTGTTGCTACATTAACTGTTCTGTTTGTTGCACTTGCTGTAGTAACAATTTTTATTGGATATGTGGTGGATGTTGCTCCTGCTCTGGCAAACTTAAATGTTGTCATTGCACCAGCAGTTGAAATTCCTGAGATTGCTTTATCAACAGAAACTGTACTAACTCCAATTCCAATAACTGTAGTTCCTGTAGAAACCACACTTGCTCCAGCAGATTTGGAAACTACATCACCTAATTGAATGTTTGCTGTTGCAATACCACTAATTGATGCGTCAAATGATTCGTTAATTACACCAGTTACAGTACTGATGAAATAAGATGCTTCTGTAGTTACAACAGGTGCAATAAATGCTGATGTGCCTCCTTGCTTGTATGTTGCTGCAGTAGAAACATTTGTTGAAGATACTTTATCAGTTATCTTAACATCGATTGTTTTGTTTGCTACATCAACTGCTGTGATAACACCTCTTAAGAAACCTGATGCAGATGATGTTGATCCTGAACCAACTTCTAGTCTTCCATCAATTGCTTGTGTTACACCTAAACCAACTAATTCAGTTCCTACTGTTGCTCCAGTACCAACTGTGATTCTCTGATCAGCAAAAGCATCAATTACACATACTTTTAAATCGTTTAAGCATCTGCCAGGATACTTTGCAGCATAATTAAAACTTGTTGCTGTTGAATACGTATTTACGTAATCTTCGTAATTTTTTATCTTTAACGTGGCACTTTTGTCGTTGGCGTTATTTAAGTTGCTGTTATCTGATCTAACAACTCTTAAAACACCACCGTAAGATAGGTAAGACGATGCACTCATCCAATACTCGTACTGAGCATCATCTTCCTTTGGTTCTCCAAATGTAGCGAGTAAATCCTGTTCTGTTTCAATAAGTGTTGGTACATCAACGGGTCCCTTTTCAAAAGGACCAGCGATTGCACCTACCTGATCATTGATAGCATCTACTCTGCCAATAGTCAAATCAACTTCTCTTACCTTTGTGCCAGGAGATACTAAGTTAAGTGACATGTCTTTCCCCTCTAACTGGTTTCAAATTTTTAACTAATAATATTTATAAATTGCCTTTCCTTACATGCATTATTACATGTACTCCCACATGTATGACCTATCCCCATATTCATCAGTGTGCCACCTATCTCCTTCATCATCAACAAATGATGTTTCATCAGTAATACCGTCAGATATAAAACCAAATGGTGCCATATCTTGTTCGATTTGATTCTTTTGTTCCTCGTATAATCTCTTACGAACATCTTGATCTGTAAGTTCTTTGAAGTAGTCCTGTGCAACTAACCATGCATATATTACCAAACACATAGCAAGGTCATCATTACATCCCTCCTCTGCCTCGAATGAATTACTTTTAGATATGAATGTAGTCAGTTCTGATAAAATTTCATAATCTTTGAATATTACTTTATCTGACTCAACCATTGTTTTCAAGTTTAATGATCCAATCTTTTTAACAGTCTTGGACATTTTAACTCCAAGTTGAGTTTTCTTTCCACTAAACCCTTGACCTACAACCTGACCTGCTCTACCTCTCATGGAACACATCAAAAGATTTTCATATTCCAAATCAAAGTTAAGTATTGCAGCAACCTGATCACCAATATCATTTACTTCACATAAAATGAACGCTTGATTATATCCCTTACAAGTTTCATATATGATATTTGGAAACAGCATTGGTTTAATTTCGTTGTTTCGATACTTGGCAACTACTCTATGAGGGAAAGAAGTAATATCTATAATCACAAAAGTCGAATAGTCTTCACCCACACCACGAGCAACGTCTACTGTACAAAGATAATCATTTCCCGCTATGGGTCCTTCATATATGTCTAACCCACTATTTGATGTAAATGGTTTTTCATATACTAATGCTTTTAACTTTGCTGGATTGATTAGTGTTCCAACTGATCCTAAGAATTGACACTCAAACTCAACTCGAAACTGTGATTCAGAGGTATTCTTAATTGTTTGTTCCTTCCATGCATCATCACGACCTGGAACTTCTGACCAATGAACCTCGGTAGTTACATAATCATTATCACCTTTTTCTGCATCATTCCACATACGGTAGAAGTGATTCATACCTTTAGGTGTAGATACAATTATAATTTTTGTTGATTTACCAGATGATATAGTAGGATATACTGAACTAAAGAAATCATCTGCAATATGATTAGGTACAAAAGCAAATTCGTCTAAGAATATAATGTTGAATGACATACCTCGAACTGCAGCAGCAGATGTAGATGCTGCCATGATCTTAGAACCATTCTCTAATTCTAAACTTCCTTTATTCCATACAAGAATACCTTGTTGCATCCAATTAGGTAAATTCTCATATGCAGTTTGTAATCTACCTAGTAAATCTCTTGCAGTCTGTGCTTTGTTTGCAAGAATACCAATATTGACACTATCATTAAAGATAGCATAGTGCAATAAGTATGATACAGATGTTGTAGACTTACCAGTCTGACGAGGCATCATGCATATATTAAATCTATTATCATGAAATCTTCTTATTAATTGTTCCTGAAAAGGCCACATCTCAAAAGGTACAAGACCTTCATCAACACTTATAATCTTAATATAATTTTTTGCGAAATATACGGGATCTTCTTTACACTTGATAAATTCAGCAATTTGCTCCTGACTGAATTCAATCGAAGTATTTGCTTTTTTTAGATTAGGATTTCCAAGATATACATTACTAGACATAATAAATTAACAGTTCCACTTACGTAGTGATTTATTTATTCTACTATCTGGATCTCTTGCTGTCTTTGCACTTGTTAATTTTTTCTTCATTCCTTTCATTCTAGAACAGAATGACTTTCTTCTGTTTGCTGATTTAGAACCTTTCTTTAACTTAGATGGTTTTGTTGTAACTGCAGTCTTAAGTTTAGATCCAGGATTTGCTGCACGATAAGATGCAACTCCCTTTGCATTTAATCCACCAGAATCACTCTTACCCGCCTTTCTCTGCCATGCAGGACTCTTTGCTTCCATTGTGTTCTTTCTGACAACCTCTTTATTACCAGGACCTATATCAGTAATTTTAACTCCGATTTTTTTAGATGGGTTAAGATTTATCCTGACCGTTTTTTTATTTGCTTCTTCCACATAACCTAATTCGGATCTCCAATCCTCTTTTTTCATTTTTCTTTTAACCAAATCACCTTCTTTCTTTTTAGTCTTTGCAATAGCAATCGCTGCCTGTTGTGCAGGGTTTGCTGAATAACCTTCATTTGCTTGCACTGTTAACTTCCTTGTTGCTTTCTGGATACCAGAGAATCTTTTACCAACCTTTTTCATATCATTCTCAACTGCTGCATCTGCCATACTAGCAGAAGACTTTCTAATATAACTTCCTAATGTTTTCTTGTTAAGTTCAGTTATATTAGAAGAAGTATCAACCTCTACCTCTTCCTTTTTGACACTACCAACAGGTTTACAGTTAGGAACCATCTTTCCACCCTTTTTCTTCATACCATATGCCTTATATCCATCCCAACACTTCTCTTGAAACTGTGTATACTCAACTCCCTCTGACTTATTGCCATAATTAGCAGCACCCTTTTTGCGACACTGAACTAATCTACCAGATGCATATGCTGAAGGCCAAACTTTTGCACTTGCTTTTATTTTATGATAACAAGCATCTTTCTTACCACTACCCTTTCCTTTCTTATCTTTGACTTCTAAAACTAATTCTTCATTCTTCCAATCAGAATATATGGACTCTTTTTTCATTTCCTTTTTACCATAAGTTATGCAAGGATCTTTACCACATCCACAATTTCTTGGTTTCTTTTCTTCTGTATGCATATCTTTAATGTGCTTTCTGACTCGATTAGCTTGACTCTTATGCATTTTACTTGCACCGTCTAATTCTTTTGCAATCTTTTTAAGATCGTTAGATTCATTAGTCATTTTCTTTTTCTTTTTCTTTTTGTCAGTAGATACGTAAGTTGGTTTTGCTGCACCAGTTTTGGATTGCTGATTTGGATCTGCCTTCTTTTTTCTTCTAGCAGCAGAGAGTCTTTCCTTTTTACTCATACTTGCTCTCTTTGAAGAAGAAACACATTTTGGTGTTCCCTCACCTGGTTCGTCGCTTG